CCGACACCCATGCACTGTGTACTTGACGACACCGTCAACACACCTAGCGAACCCCCTGTTAACTGTCTGCCAGTCCAACAACTTGGCGAAGAACTTATCACGAGGGTAGAACAACTTATATATGTCATGCTCCCACCTGAGGGCGGCTGGTGACACGTGTTGATCAAAACGCTTGGCATCTAGGCCGATGGCTACGGGCCTTTTGAAGTCTAACCAATGACCATGTAAGGCTCGACCTCTATCATCTGCATTCAGACCTTTAAAGATCGTCGGAGCACCAAACAACTCATCAATTAACCTGTAGATTTTCTTCTCAATAGGCTTAACGTACCTACCACTTTCAACGATATACCGCGGATTACGTGGCTGAATAATCCGCGGTGCAGGGTTTTGTTTAGCTGTGAAGTTATACTTCTCTGCTTTTACAAATGCGTCGATGTTAGCATCCTTTCTACTAATTGGATTCAAGATGAGGGAATCACAAGCTTGTTCGTATCTTGTTCTTCTGCGAGCCTGATAACTCTCAGCGAATTGCCTCGCTGTGAGGGGGTTGGCATATGGAACTCGATTTCTGAAAAACTCATGAACTTCCTTCAGAGCTGTTGAGAAAGTGAGATGACTAGGCTTTGGAGGCTGTTGGAAGCCAGCTCCGTAATCGACGTAGAATATCCTTTCGGTTATCCCCCTGATTATCGCATCTAGTGAATTATTGTAGACAGCGTAGTTTACTTCAGGTGAGAAACCCTGGAAGCAATATGTCTTACGTGTCTTTTGTGGTTTACCCAAAACTTTAACTACCTCCATGTTGGGGTGGTGGGTCATTGTGGTTGGGACACAATCCACCCCAGGTAGCGGTTTCAGGCAGCCCTAAGCCCGCCGTGGAGCGGGGATGGCATACCGGCGGCCGAATGGATCAAAGATGGTTGATTCACCACGCGAATGGTAGTGTCTCAACCCCTCATCATATCTATTCGAGAAGGCGATGGTGCCTGCTAATTGCTTAGCTTCAATCTGATCGGCAGTATCAACTAATATGTATAGCTTCGCATAAGCTAATACTGACGACATATGGGCATGTCTGACATGGTCAGCTTCCATCTTCTTCATTAACCATTGGTGTGCCACCAGCTGGTTTGCCTTGGTGTTCTCCTCAACCCCTGGGATAGCGACTCGGCACATACGTGCGATCTTAGCGGCATAGCGCTTCCTTCTACTCCTCAGGATTGGATTGATGTCCACACCATCAGCAGTAGGAGCATCCAAGTCCTGTCCCCTGATCTCTAACGCTATTTCATCATCAATGATGTGTAACGCCTCATCAGCCATTCTCTCGACAGCACCCGGCACCCGGTCCCGGAACCACCATTCCACTACTCTATCCAAAATACCAAGATTGGCTACTCGGTACCATGGACGTCTAGGCCGTACGAATGGTATCTCCAACGCGAGCACTTGCTCCTGTGTTGGTACAGGTGGAATGATCGACTCTTCCTCTTCATTAACCGTCGAGTAACCAGTGCTTGGCCGTGTCAACATCAATGCCCCCTCAGATGGAGGTGGACTTGGTGGTAATGACTCTTCCACTGGCGACCCTACAACGTCTCTCAACCTCTGCTCCAACTCACGCTGCCTTCTCGTCCTAACCACCACCGGTACTGGTGGTGCTCGCGGGAGTTCAGTCTTGACATCGACGTCTGGTAGACTACCACCCCTGGTATCTGTAGTCTCCAGCTCCCTTTCCGTGACAGGTAGCGGCGCCGCTTCAATAGACCCGACGTTGGTCTTGGGATCCTCATAGTGGTCCCTCACTGGTGATGTTCGATCGTCTACATTGTTCTCACGTGCTGTGGCTCTCCGACTTTGTGTTTTGTCCGACTTAACACTTATAGCCTGGATTTGAGTACGTGAGTATATCCTCATA